TTAGCTAGCTTTATATTTTTAATTTCTCTTATATCTATAGCATCTTCTAACTCTATACCATTTCTAGATAACGCTACTTGTATATTGTTTTCAAGCATTTGCTTTTCTTCTTCGTCTGGCGCTAGCTCAATAAATATACCAAAATCATATAGGTGTAAGTCAGCCATCTCAGACAAAGTAGCTACATTGTGACCACCTATTTTTTGTATAAATGCATCTCTAGTTGGAGAATATTCTATTATATCAGATATTCTCAAAGATATAGATTCAGCTAACTCTGAAGTTAAATACAACCCACTTTGCAATATATGTCTAGTAGCAGTGTTTGAATTTGCTGCCGCCATTTTTTGTACACCTACTAAAGCATTTTTATCAGGAGTGCTACCATCACGCGCCTCGTTCAATCCGGTAACATCTCTGATCATTTGAAGATAGTAGTTATATGTTTGTATTAGTGAAGCTAATTTAGCTCCTCCTGAGCCGCTCTGTATCTCCTGAATAGGTACTTTACCTGGGTTCATATCGCCATCAGCAGTCATTGATCTACCAATTATACTACCCGTTTGGAAGAACATGTTTAAAGCTTCTTGCGGATTATAGTTCGTTCCGTTACCTAAATCTATTTCAGCTAATCCATCAGCATCTAGATATATACCATCTGGTATCATTCTAGACATAACTTGCTGTAGCTTTAAGTGTGTTATTTGTATCATGTCAGCAAAAGTAGTTATTCTACCTACTAGAGATTCTATTTTGCCTTTATACATTCTAGGAGCAACGACCGAGTAGTTCATTTTTACTTTGGTAAAATCACTTTTAGGTCGCATCATATTTTTCGCTAGCTCCCACTTTAGCATTTGATTGGATCCCAAAACTAAAGCTCCTTCGTAAAGAACCTCGATTTGCCTAGACATTTTACCAAATCTTTCTTCTAATAATTCGTTAGGCGGATTAAAAGTATCATCTTTAATTATAATCTTACTAGCCCCAGTTGCGGTTTCTTTTACTTTATATACTTCGTTAGCATATGTCTTAAAATTAAAGTACAATACTTGTACTTGGTTTCTATCTAAATTTGTAGATTCGGTCAAACTCCTATTATAAAAGCCTTTTGATTGATAGCTTTGCTTGCTCATCTCTTTTAGCTCTTTATCAGTAAGGTTTGGAAACTCTTTTTTAAGTTCATTAATAGGTATAGTTTTTACTTCACCTATATAATATATATCATCAAAATATGGAGACTCAGTATATGAATACACTATGTTTGCTGGGTCTACATATTCTATTTTTATTCCTTCAGATTTTGTAAAAGTATTTTTAACAGCACCTATACCTAAAACTGTTAAATCATAATTAACTCTTTTCTTTATGAGTTCGTATCTATTTCCTTCTAATATAGTGTTTATAGCCTGCTCTTCAGCTAACTCTACCGACTGCTTGTAGCTTAGCTGCATGTGCAGCTGCAACTCTTCTTCACTTTCGGGCAATTGTTCTGAAGGCGTGGTAGATATAGACATCCCAAAAGCTTCTTCAGCAAATTCATTTAGCTCTTTGGTTTTCATGTCGGCTAATATACTCTCCATGTATTGGGTTCTTTTAGAGACTCCGTAAGGATCTTGCGAGTATGCTTTTATATCAAAAGTTCTTTCTGATATTCCATTAACGACAATGTCAACGAACTTAGGTATAATAGGTATTGGCTTCCAGTCTAAATTTAAATAACTTAAGTCACCGTTAATTGATAACTCATCTTTGTATTTTTGTATTGATTGCTCTCCTCTAGCATATAAACGCAGTTTATGAAAGTTGTTTTGATTACTAGCAAATCTATCTGTACCAGTAGGGAAATTAAACCACTCGTATTCGATAGCTTTAGCTATTTTAAGCCCATATTCTATCGAGCTTTTCTCTATATCACTAACAACTTGACTAGGAAAATAATGTGATGTAACTGACTCAGCCATACTAATTTTCTATTATTTTTGAATTGTAGCCTTTATTCGCATATCTGGCTATACTTAAATTAATTTTTTGTCTCTCTATATTTTGTCTTGGTGAATACAAGTGTCTGTTGCAAGCCATTATAGCTAGTCCAGAGCTTATTGTAGCATCAAACTTAGTTCTTCTTGTTATATCAAATTTTGCCCAATCATTTAACGTGTCATTAAAAGGCATTGAGCCAAAGCTTTCATTTTTTTCACCAACGTGATCATTGATATACATTTCTATAGCAGCTGCGTGAGCTTGCTTTATATCTTCGCTTGAGTTTGGCATACCGCCAACTTCTCTTTCGGCGACAGATAGCTTATTCCATATCTTATCAGGTCTGTTCATCGAGAAACCTCTATACCCTCTTCTTTTTAAATAATAAAGCAATCTTGGTTTGTTATTTTCTGCAAGTAGTGGCATACCATAAAAAACTAACGCCATTAAGTCATCTTCAAAAAACATTTCAGCTGTTTGAGGTCTTGCTATATATTCTAGAAAAAACTCGTTTGCTGGTGCATCTTCCATGCTGAATTTTGTAAGTCCATGTAGCGATCCTTTAGAACCTCTACCATCAACAGTTCCGGATATATCGTAAGAGTCACAACCGAAAGCACCCATATGTTCATTACCCGGGTGTTTAGTTCCATTTTTCAGTACAACTCTATTTTGCAACTCAACTGGAGGTACCCAGCTTATTTTAAACCTACCTTTTTGATTTGGTAAAAACATTACCTTAGTATCTTTAACTCCGTTTAACCACTGAAAGTTACCTACTGTTACGTCAGCTACTTCTTCATTATAGTCTATTTGTTCATATATTTTGGTTAAATTAAATATACTGTTTTTAGTTTCGTCTCTGAAAGCGTGTTCTTCAGTTCTAGGAAACTGTCTATAAAACTCGTTTAAAGCATCTTGATCAGACTTTAAGCCTTCTGCTTCATTTTGCCAATGACTAAGTACACCTACATCTATTATATCTCCATGTGGGTCAACAACCTCTCGTTCAGGTGTTTCGAACACAGGTAGTCCATAAGAATCAATGAATCCCTCGTAGTTCCATTCCATAGGTATGAACAAAGAATAGAGGCCCGAATTTGTTTGTCCATTTCTGTTTCGTTTTGTAACATCTGAATTATAGTAAAGTTTTTTAAATTCGTTACCACCTTTGTCTAGTGCGTTACTAGTAGATCCCATCATACATTTACCAATAACTCTACTACCTAATCTAAGACAAGTTTTAGTTACTCGCCAGTTATTGAGTATATTATTTGGTCTTTCCCACTTGCCACTCTCGTCGTGTACTAATAATCTTAATTTTTCACCATCGTAACTGTTATCGCCAGTATTCTTCCAATCTATGGTTGTGTCCAATCCATCGAGTTCCTCAGGTTTGTCGGTGCTAGTAATGTTCCGTCTTGTAAGTTTAGAAGCGGGGACTCTGTACGCAAGCTCGGTCTTTGGTCGGTCCATCCCGTCCTGTATTGGTTTAAAAAAGAATGGATAATTAACTGATATTGGTACAACTTTATCTGTGAACATTTTCTTGGCGTCTGGTCCAGATTTGGACAGTATTCCGAATCGTGCATCTGAACTAATAGTTGCTTGATTAACAGTTTCTCCTGACGCCATAAATGAGAATCCTGATCTACGATTTTTAAGATAGCACATTCCATAAGACCTTTTGTCTGCTTTGCATGCCTCCCAAAATATATAGAATAATCTGTTGGCTTCCCTAAAGTCTGGGTTACCGACATCAATCTTTGACCATTGAAGGTACATATAGTGAGTACCAGTAATATAAGTAGGCTTACCGTTGTTGTAAAACCAAAAACCTTCTTCTCTTTTTTTAAATTCTGTTTCAATGTAATCTATATATTCGTTTTTAAATTCGTTTGGTAGTTCTTTCCAGTCAAATATTGTTTTAACTCTATTAAGTTCCTTAGGATAAAGAGTCACCTCCCATTTTCCACTTTTAAACTTATGAGTGTTATTTTCTAAAGGTAATGCTATTTTTAGGTTTTGTATTTCGTATATTTCACCTATCCTACCCGTTTTACTTATAACTACAATATCGTGTTCTTTGTTATAGCCATACTCCCAACGTTTAGCTTTATTTAATCTTTTTATTGAATTAATAGGTACGTGATCGTCAACTATTCTATCTAAATTTTGCTGATCCATTACTTACTCCTC